TTACAACGTTAGGTATGGGAGACCATTTGAATATGCAAAAAAGAGGATGGACACCAATAGAAACAAACTTTGTTAGAGGAGCCGCATAATGGCAGTATTTACAGCAATAGCAACAGCAATAGTAGGTGCAGTAGCAACAGCAGGAACTATTCTTGGATCAACATTATTGTTTAATGTTGCTGTGGGTGTTGTTGCCGCAGGGTTAGGTTATGCAACTGCAAAAGCAACAGGTATGTTCAAAATGCCAAGTGCAGGAGAAACAAACGATCCTGGAGTAAGAATAACACTAGCACCAGATACCAGTAACAAAATACCAGTGTTGTATGGTAAAGCATTTACTAGTGGACCTATATTTGATGCCGCAATAAAAAACAGCAATGACACAATGACTTACTGTATTGCACTTAGTGAAGAAACAGATACAGGTACATTCAGTGTGTCAAATGTATATCTAAATGATGCTAGATTGGTGTTTAGTGGAAATAGTGTTACTAGCCATTTTGATCCCAACGGAACAAGTGCAACAACTTATGCTGGTAACGTTAGAGTAAACGTTTATCAAGGCGGTTCAACAGGCAGTGATGTTATATTCCCAGCAAGTGGTACAGGATCAACAACAGCCGCAACAACACTGGTGCCGCATTGGAATCCAGCAACTCACACAGCAAACAGTTTAGTATTTGCTGTTATCGAGATAGATTACTCACCAGAAAACGGACTAACAGGTTTACCACCCATAACATTTGAAATGCAAAACACTTTGAAGAATCCAGGTAATGTGTTAATGGATTACTTGAACAATGATAGGTATGGTGCAGGACTCAGTAACACAATTATAGATACAAGCAGTATAGTAGGCACAGCCAATACAGCAATGAGAGGTTTCTGTGATGAACTTATTGATTACAAAGACAGTGGTGGTAGCACACAACAAAACAAACGTTATGAAATAAACGGTGTGTTAACAACATTTAGTGATACTAGAAGCAATATAGATAAAATATGTACCGCAGGAGGCACATACTTTGCATATGATGGTAAACAAGGCAAGTTCAAAGCAATACCTAATAGAGCATTTACCACAGGTGAAAAAGCCAATGCACTTGTTTATAATGATGACAATATGGTAGGCAAACTGGACATAAGTTCAACAGAACTGTTCAATATGTACAATAGTGTTAAAGTAGAGTTTGCAGATGACAACAGAAAAGACAGTATGAATACTGTGGTTATTGATACACCTCCAGCACAAAGAAACGCAAATGAACCAGATAACCAATTGAATTATAGTATTGATTTGATCAATGACAAAGTAAGAGCAGAAAGATTAGCAAACGTAGACTTACAACAAAGTAGATTAGCAACAGTTATACAGTATACCACAGACTTTAGTGGTATGCAAACAGATATAGGTGATATTGTAAAAGTAGACAACGACTTGTATGGCTTTGACAACAAACTGTTCAAAGTTATGCGAACTAGAGAAGTAGAAACAGCAGAAGGTATGATCGGTGTAGAAATGACAGGCTTGGAATATGACGATGACATTTACACAATGCCAGTTAATGCACAATATGACTTGCCTAGAGCAAACATTGATCAGCCTAAACTTCCTGTATACCCTGAAGGCAGTTTCCCATTACCAATTGCACTGGAAGGTGGTTATGGTAATTTAAATATCAATACAGAAAAATTTGGTAATCAAATTAATAGATTTCATATGGGGCCTTTAAGTCCCGGTGGACAAATAGAAGACAAACCAGCACCAGTAACAACTATGGGTAACACCACAACTTATACCAACTTGTTTACTAGAAGAGAACTAGACTTCACAGCAGGTGGCGGTATTGAACCTGGCGAATACAGTTTTATTGGAGGTGTAACTCCAATTGGTGCGGCAAATGCCAGTTTGAGCAGTTTTAGTTTGGTAGCAAACGTGCAAATAGAATATGCTAATAGTAGTGTGCAACAAGAAGACTTTGGTATAAGTGCATTGGATTTGGATTACATACCAAGCACATTGGAAGCAAACAAAAAGATTACAATTGGACCAAATCCAGTAAGTGGTAATGTGTTGCTGGAAGGTTTTAACACGTTGGATCAAGTAGGCGGCGATAGAGGTTATACAGGCATACGTTATGATATGTTGAGATTGAACAAAGGAGATGTATTCTAATGACACAGTATATACTATATCACACTGATACAGGATTTATAGAAACTGTATTGAGATTAACACCAGTCAGCAAACAAAAGATGCTAGACAACAATCCTAACATTGCATTTATGCCAGGTAGTGTGCCAGATGTAAGCAAAGTTAGAATGAACATAAGTGGCGATGCACACTTTATAGAAGCAAAACCTCAAAGTGTAGAAGATGTTGCCACACATATAAGGCAAAAAAGATTAAAATTATTGACAAAATGTGACTGGACACAAACAGCAGATAGCCCATTAAGTGACAGTAAAAAAGCAGAATGGCAAACATATAGACAACAATTAAGAGATTTACCTAGTAGCAGTAGTAGTTGGGCAACAATCGGTGACATTGTGTGGCCCACTCAGCCAAGTTAGATAAATAAGATAAACAATAGAATTGTTTTACACCTTAGTGTACTACAATTATCCCATAGGAGAGATAGATGGCAGGTAGAGTACTTACCGTATCGCAATATTTAGGCGGTGCAGATGATGTAAAATTCATCGAAAAATTCCCCAGTGAACAGTCAACGTTCACATACAACTTTGGCGCAAACATAGCCAATTATGCGTTTGAACTAGATGCTCAAACTATTGTTGTAGACACTTTAACTTATGATAGAACTACAGGAGATCCTAACTTTGCAGACAGTACTGTACTAGGATACTTTGGTAACGTAGACATAGGTTCAGGCAATGTGTCAGCCAGAAACAACGCAAGTGGGACAGTTAATATTACAATACCAGCACACATCTATCCAGCAACAGCAAATATTAGCCCAGACGCAAGAACAGATATCCCAATAACTATTTTTTCAGTTAAATGGGAAGACAGTGGTGTAACACCATCAGTAATACAAGCACATAGATGGGCAGTAATCGAAAGATACAAACCCGGAGACAACGCATTAGGTAACGTTAAACTAAGTGCTGGATTTACCAGTTTAACATAGGAGTAACAAATGCCAATAAGTAATGTAGAAGTCACAGCCAATACAGCAACAGTAACAGTAAGCAGTACTGATGTAACCAACGTAAGTGTTTCACAAACAACAAGCAATATCAGTGTAGGTAGTGCAACTATTATTGCAAACAGTGATATTAGAGCCGCAATAAGTGTAACAGACACTGGTGGCGATGGTAGTTTAAGTTACACAGAAGCAACAGGTGTTATAACATACACCGGTCCAAGTGCTTCAGAAGTAAGAGCACATCTTAGTGTAACAGATGCAGGAGGAGATGGTAGTTTAGCCTATAATAACGGTACAGGTATATTCACATATACAGGACCAAGTGCCAGTGAAGTAAGAGCACATTTAGGAAACACAGATCCTGTATTATATGACACCAGCACAGGTGTTATAAGTCTTAACAATACCACATTGTTAAGTGGACAAACAACAGATCAATTAACACAAGGTAGCACAAACTTATATTTCAGTAACGCATTGGCAAGAAACGCCATTGTGAGTGGTATAGGTATTGATTACAACAATGTAACAGGTGCCGCAAACGTAAACCATATTGCAAACAGCAGATTGAATAGTGCCGATAACGTGTTCTTACACGATGGCGAAATACAAATGAGTGGCGGTAATTTCAATCCTGGCACAACAGGACTTAGAGGTGTTAAAATTACACCACGTAATCCTAGTGGTGGTGCAACAGGTGACTTTATATTCACAGGTATGTTCCTCAAAGATACCGGTAATATGGAAGATGCTTTTCCTGTTATAGGTATTGGTGACGATATCAGTCAACCTGGTTTCCAATTTGTAAGAATGGCAGGCACATCACCCGAAGCAATCAGTAGTGTGTTAGCAACATTCAAAAGTGATGACACATTCTTAGTAAGTGGTAATTTAGAATCAAATGCAAGTTTAACTGTAGCAGGAGATATTGTTGGTGGTGGTAATTTAGAAATCACAGGTAACATCAATTACAGAGAAGTAGAAGACTTATTGGTAAGAGACCAAGAAATATATCTAAACTACGGTAATGCTTCAGCACAAACAAGTACTATATATGTCGACAGAAGTGGTACAGGCGGTGGATCAAATACAGCAATAAGATGGAATGAAACTGCAGACAGATGGACTTTTACCAATGACGGTAGCACATTCAACAATGTACTAACATATCCAGATTTTAGTGTAACACAAGAAAGTGCAAGTGGAGGCGGTGCGTTAAGTTTTAACAACAGCACAGGTGTGTTTACATATACACCACCAGCATTACCCACAGGAGACATTACAAGTGTTAACGCAGGCACAGGTTTAACAGGTGGCGGTAGCATAGGCGATGTTACATTAAGTCTAGATGAAACCAGTAATTTAAATGTAGACCACGACCAAACAAGCATTATTGCAGGTGCAGGTCTAAGTGGTGGCGGTGCAATAAACGCCAATAGAACATTAACTGTTGGTGAAGGTACAGGTATAACTGTAAATGCAGATGATGTTGCTCTTAATGTAGCATACACAAGAAACCAGTTTAGTGCATCAGGCAGTTTAGCATACAACAGTGGTACAGGTCAATTCAGTTACTCAGAAAGAAGTAATTCAGATATACTTAATCTTGTAGATGCAGACTTTGAAAGTGATGCAAGTATTCACAGAATAGCAAAATTAAGAGGCACAGAATTTAAAATAGCCAGAGATGCCGCAAACTTAGTTGCAGACAATTACAGTTACAGTTTCCCAAATGAAGACGGTACTACAGGTCAAGCACTAATAACAGACGAATCAGGTACACTTAGTTTCGGTGCAGTAGCAACAACTTATAGTAATACAGATGTACAAAACTTCTTGGAAAATGGATATGGTAGTGCAAATATACTTACTACAGGTACAATTACTAGTGGAGATTTAGCATTTACAGGAACATTAACCAATGGTAACACAGGATCAGAAAGTGCAAACATACTGGGTAACATTAACCTAGGTTTTGCAAATCCAAGTGCAAGTTTTGGTAGTGTAGTTCA